AAATGCTAAAAGACTGTATGACCGCTCTCGGCTTTTGGTCTGATGACGCACTTGTTGCAAGTGAGATATGTGAAAAGTTTTGGGCAGAGGTTTCGGGTATTTACATCAAGGTGGAAGAACTGTGAATATCTCGGAAGTTAAACGCAACCTTGAAAGAGTTGTGCTGTACAATGGCGCAGAATACATTTTGAAAGGCTGTATCATCAGACGGAATACAACAGGTCAGTTTTTTTATCAAGCCGAACTTGCGGACACTAAAGCCAAAAGCTCGTTGATCGTAACTGCACTTGATAAGATTGACGAAAGGAGAACCGACATTGAAAGCAAGAATACCCGTTAAGCTGAAAAGAGAGGCTATGGCGGAGATTAACCGCCTTGCCGACAGGGAATATCAGAAAGTCAAAGACAAGGAAATCAATGACCTGACAAGGCGAATTTTTAAGACGATTGTATTTGCCTTGCATAAGGATTTCGGTTTTGGTCGTGACAGATGTGCAAAGGCTTTGAGGTCAATGACCGAGATAGTCAAACACTCCGACACTGACGAAGTGTTTTGGGAGCATATCGACAGGGTTGTCATCGACAAGCTGAAACTTGAATTTGACAAACGGGACTATACCGACAACGGCAAAGTTATAAATTATGAGGAGAGTGAAAAATGATGAGAGAAATATTATTCAGAGGAAAATTCGGAAACGAATGGAAGTACGGCTTTTTAAGCATTGAACCCAAAGGCTTGGTAATCAAAGAGCCATACAAGAACGAAAGCTCAAATGTGTGGCATATTGACGCTGACACAGTCGGGCAGTACACTAATATGCTCGACAAGAACGGCACAAAGATTTTCGAGGGTGATATTGTTGAACTTATTGACCCCTCGTATGGCGACTGCTACGGAGTTGTTCAGTACGATATTGATGAAACCGAATTTCAAATTATGTGTGATTCATTCTATGAAGTATTAGGAAGATATTGTTATTCATATTCAAAAAACATTGAAGTTATCGGCAACATTTTTGACAATCCGAAACTGTTGGAGGAATGAAGAAGAATGGAGAATAAATTAAAAATCCGTGAGATATGCGGTGATTATGCATTGGATATACCCGATTATAATGGTAGCAATTTCACTTTGTATTTCAATTCGAAGAAAAACGCCGAAAATGTAAAACGCATTATCGAAGTTGACGGTAGTAAATCAAATAATGCTACGGTGTGCGAAATAGATAAGGAGTGAAAACAATGACAAGAAATGAACTTGAAAGGTATTTAGGCAGATGTGTGACAATTACTCTTTTGGATAACACTGTAATTGAGGGTACTTTACATAAGACGGGTGAAAAAGTCTTTGAAAACGACCCTAATTTATCAGTACCGGTTAATTTTTATTTTTGCATTGATGTAAATAATAAAGTAGTTAAAAATACCGCATTCAGAGTATCACACATCCGGAGAATCAGTTGTTGCGAAAAGTTAAGAATGACAAACTTTGAAAAAATAAAATCGATGAACAAAGAGCAGATGATAGACTTTATATTTCACGCATTATACGATGATATTTGCGATTACTGCGAAAATTGCGGTAATCCTTGCAACGGAGATGAAGATTGTCATGAAAACGAAGAAATTATTAAAAAATGGCTTGAAAGTGAGGCGGACAACGATTGACGGTTAAAGATTATTTATATTCGGTCAGGGTTTCAGACAAGTTAATCAGAACGAAAGAACACGAGCTGTCAAAACTTAGGCTGAATATTGCACAGGTATCGGTTAAGCAAAACGAGCCTGTTAAGACATCAGGAGTGAATGACCCTATGCGGATTGTGGACAGGATTGCAGACCTTCAGGCTGAAATCAATCGGGAGATTGACAATCTTGTGCGGTTGAAAACTGAAATCCGCAGTAAAATCAACGCACTTGACGATTACCGTTACATTGCAATTTTGACCGAGTATTACATAAATTGTCAGAGGTGGGAGGATATTGCCGAGAGTATGGAAATGAGCGTAAGGCATACCCTGAGATTGCACGGCGAAGCGTTACAGGTGTTCCGAAAAAAGTTCGATTTTCCTTGATTTTCTTTTGAAATGTCATTGAATGTCACCCTTACCCTGCGTATAATGGTATTATGAAAGTTTGACAAACAGGACATATGTAGAACTCTCCTAAGTTAAAAAAATCGCACAGACCGCTCATAGTTCCAGCTGTGGGCGGTTTTGTGTTAGTGCGAAAGGCGGTGATACCGTGAAAGACCAATTAAATGCAAGACAGAGGAAGTTTGCGGAATATTATGCGCAGAGCGGTAACACCGTTCAGAGTGCCATTATGGCGGGATATTCCGAGAATTACGCAAACGCAAGAGCGTATGAATTGTTGGAGAATGTTGGAGTTTCAAAATACATCAAGGAGCTTTCCGATAAGCTCAAAGATGAGCGCATTATGAGTGCAAAGGACAGGCAGGTTGCTCTGTCCGACATTGCCCGAAGCGGTGATGAGTTTGCCTCCGACAGAATCAGGGCGATTGACACGCTCAACAAGATGACGGGCGAATACACCGTTAAGGTTGACGCAAAGGTTGAGCAATCCGAAAAGCTCTCTGATGTGTTCAGACAGTTAGGCGGTGAGGGCTTGAGTGAATAGTTTTCCGCTGTCGCAAAAATACATTGACTTCATCAACACCACGAATGTGTCGGCTGAATTTCTTGAAGGCACTACCGCCTCAGGCAAGACAACGGTCGGCGCAGGCGTTAAGTTTATGCGAATGGTGTCGCAGTCGCCGAAAAAGCTTCACGCAATTGCCGCCAAAACTACGGGCAAGGCTGAGGAAACTATCATTCAGCAGGATAACGGTATTCTTGACCTGCACAGAAATGCTGTTTATTGCGGTAACGGCGACAAGGATTACAAGCTGCCGCATATCAAGTTTGAGGACAAAATTATCTATATTCTCGGTTACAGCAGTCGGGATAAGTGGGAAATGGTTCTCGGTGCGCAGTTTGGGTGCGTGTATATTGACGAAATCAACACCGCTGATATCGAGTTTATCCGAGAGATGTCAACCCGTAATGATTATATGCTTGCAACTTTGAACCCCGATGACCCGTCATTGCCTGTCTATAAGGAGTTTGTGAACCGCTCCCGACCTTTTAAGAAATATGCAAACGATGTTCCGTCCGAAATTATGGCGGAGCTTACAGAAGAACCTGTACCGAATTGGCGGTATTGGTTCTTTTCTTTTGCAGATAATTTAAGTCTTACACCGGAACAGATTGAAAAGAAAAAAGCCTCTGCACCAAAAGGCACGAAGCTTTACAAAAATAAAATCTTAGGTTTAAGAGGAAGAGCAACGGGACTTGTGTTCTCGAACTTTGAGAGGGCAAGACACATTAAATCAAAGGAATGGGCAAAGCAGTTCCTTAATCACAGCCGAAACGCTGAACATTTTGTGCAGTTTACGGCAGGACTTGATACAGCCTATTCGCAGAAATCACCCGACACAATCGCTATGACCTTTTACGGCATTACGAACAAAGGCTTGTGTGTCCAGCTTGATGAACGGGTGTATAACAATGCCGAAATTCAAACACCGATTGCACCGAGTGATACGGTCAGAAATTTCATAGATTTTCTTGACCGTAACCGTGATGAATGGGGCTTTGCACGCACGGCTTTTATTGACAGTGCCGACCAAGCAACTATTACCGAGTTTCAGAAGTACAAGCGACAGCACGGCTGTGTCTATGACTTTGCAAATGCATGGAAGAAAACGAAGATTATCGACCGAATCAATCTTGTACTCGGCTGGCTTGCCACCGACTGTTATTTTGTGCTTGAACATTGTAAAAACACGATTGCCGAGTTTGAAATTTACAGCTGGCGAGAGGATAAAGACAACACACCCGAGGACGGTCACGACCATTGCATTAACAGCGGTCAATATGCGTGGCTGCCTTTTAAAAATACTATTGGAAGTGAAATAAATGGGGCTGATAAATAGAATGGCTGAATCTATCAGATCTGGAATTAAAAACTTTTTGCAGATTACTCCTGCAAGCGACAAAACAATTACCGTTACCGAGACAAGCAATCATCTGACCGAGTGCTTTATCAATCGCATTTGGTATTGGGGCAACAGCAGACAGCTTGCGGAGCTGTACAAGCAGATTGATACAAACAAAACTATGTTTTGGGCGGCAAAAAGCACAAAGGGGCTTGAAATTCGTAAAATACACACGGGCTTGCCGGCACTCATCTGCGAAACGCTTGTGAATATCGTAATTGCCGATTACAACGGCACAGATGTTACAAGTAAAAATTCAACCGCTTATGCAGAGCGTTGGGAAGATATTGAAAAGCAGAATAAGCTGTCCGACACGGTTAAGCAAATGCTCCGTGACCTATGTGTTGTCGGTGACGGTGCTTTTAAGGTCAGCTTTGACACGGCCGTATCAGATGTTCCGATTGTTGAATGGTATCCTGCCGAAAACATCGACTTTACATATGTGCGCGGCAGAATCCGAGAGGTTAAGTTTTACACCGATTACACGCAAAAACACCGCCGTTACCGTTTTGAAGAAACATACGGTTACGGCTATATTCACTATGCTTTGTACGATGACAACGGCAAAGAGATTGACCTGCACACGGTTGACGCTCTTTCGTGGATTGATTCAAAGGGCGTTACATTTGACGAATCATATATGTGGGCAGTACCCGTCCTTTACGGCAAATCGTGCCACAAGGGCAGAGGTGCGGGCATTATTGGCATAAAAACAGACGCTTTTGATAGTCTTGATGAAGTGTGGTCACAGTGGGTGGACGCACTCAGAGCCTGCCGAACAAAGCAGTATGTGCCTGGTTGCCTTGTTCCGAGAAATCCCGAAACCTGTCAGCCGATGTCGCCAAATCCGTTTGACAACCGATTTATCACCGTGGGCAACGATATGTCCGAAAACGGCAACGGCAACAGAATTTACACCGAAAGTCCGCAGATTCAGCACGAAAGCTATTTGAGTTCATACATTACTGCTCTTGACCTTTGTTTGCAGGGGGTTATTTCTCCGTCAACTCTCGGTATTGATACAAAGAAACTCGATAATGCCGAGGCACAGCGAGAGAAAGAAAAGACTACACTCTACACAAGGCAAAACCTCGTTAAGATTACGCAGAACGCTTTACAGAGCCTTGTTCTTGCCGTACTTAATGCCGACAGTGAGCTTAACGGCAAGGGAATTGTTGACGGAATAGAGGTGTCCATAAACTTCGGCGAGTACGCAAATCCGAGCTTTGAAAGTCAGGTTGAAACCGTGTCAAAAGCAAGACAGGGCGGTTTGATGTCGGTTGAAACCTCTGTTGAAGAATTGTACGGCGACAGCAAGTCAGACGATTGGAAAGCCGAAGAGGTACAGAGAATTAAAGAGGAACAGGGCATTGCAGGCGAGGAAGAAACTTCTTCACTTGATGATGTTGACCTTACCGACACGAGCGATGAACCCGATAATCCCGAATCGGAAGATAAACCCGAAGATACCGCAAATCAGGACGATAACAGCGAACAGGTAAGCAATGAGTGATTACAGCATTAAAGAGGCTTTTGAGAGGATTGAAAACGAGCTTATCGACAGTATGATGCGCAATTTCAGCCGCCACAGAGCAGAGGAAACCAAAGAGGGCTATAATTGGACTCAGTGGCAAGCGGAACAGCTCAAAAGTCTTGAAGAATATCGCAGAAAGAATGCGAAGAAATTCGGCAAGCGTTTCAAAACCATTAACAGCAAGGTCGAAGAGATGATTCGCACCGCCAAAGCTGACGGAAATGCAAGTCAGGAGGCAGAAATTCTTGAAGCTGTCAAGGACGGTTTCAAAGCTCCGAAAAAGCCGTCAGCACACAGCACAGCCGAGTTTTTTAAGGTCAACGAGAGAAAGCTTGACGCACTCGTAAAATCGACTACGGACGATTTAAAACGAGCAGAAACGGCGGTTTTGCGTATGAGCAACGACAAGTACCGCAAGGCGATATACAACGCTCAGGTTGCAATGAATACGGGTGCGGTTACATACGAAAAAGCCGTTGATATGGCTTGTAAAGATATGCTCAACGCAGGTCTTAATTGTGTGGAATACAAAAACGGTGCAAGGCATACGCTCTCGGATTATGCGGATATGGCGGTTAAAACAGCCAACAAAAGAGCCTATCTGCGTGGTGAGGGCGAAAAGCGAGCCGAATGGGGAGTATCCCTTGTTGTTGTGAACTCAAGACAGGGCGGTTGCCCCGATTGTGCAAAATATATCGGCAAGGTGTTTATTGACGATGTTTATTCAAACGGCAAAAAGTCAGACGGAAACTATCCGCTCCTCTCAACCGCCATCAAGAACGGTTTGTTTCATCCGAGATGTAAGGACAGCACAAGTACATATTATCACGAACTCGATGATTTGGACGCACCGTTGTCTGAAGATGAAATCAAAGAGCTTGACCGTCAGCGAGGAATTGAGGAAAAACAGCAGTACGCAGAACGGCAGGCAGAACGCTTTGACCGCCGTGCCGAATACAGCCTTGATGAGGACAATAAACGCATTGCCCAAACCCGAGCCGATGAGTGGCACGATAGGGCTGATATGCTTGAAGAAAAGGCGAAAAAGGCAGAAAATAGTTTGCCTGAATCTGTTGCAAAATCTGCTGATAATGGTATAATAAAAACAGAAAGCAGAGATTACTCTGCGGTAGGTTCTAATGCTTTTCCTGATTCTGCTAAACAAAAACTTCTGCAAGATGAAAGAATTTTATCGGGTAATGATTACGAAACGGCTATTATTTATAATGCAGACGGAAGCAGAAAGTTTTCTAAAAAAGGCAAGTCAAAAGATGTAAATTTTACTGATGAACAGATTGACAAAATGAGAGGTTGCATTTTAACCCATAACCACCCCAACGGAACAGTTTTCTCACCTGAAGATATAAATATGCTTAGAGAAGGACAACTATCGGAAATAAGAGCCTGCAACGGAAAGGGTTCTTATGTGTTGCGTAATGCAGGTGGTTGGCATAAAGACATAACTAATTTGAAAACCATAGAAAAAGCCTACTGGGAGTGTATGAATACAGTCGGTGCAAGATACGCAGATATATCGGCACAGGAAGGTAAGCCCATTTTTGCTTATTTTAGAAAAATGGACGAAGATGGACTGAAACTGTTTTCAGAAAAATATGGTTTGGAATTTTCGTGGGAGGATAAAATATGAAAATCAATATTTCAGATATTCCGAAAGGAAAGAGCCATAAGGATTATCCAAAAGGTACGATTTTTGTGTTTAAAGAACATTTTCCGAGATATATTTTAGATCCGTTTGAAAGAGTTTTTCCTGATGATCCGAGATATAAAACAGCTTTAACAGGAGAACAGCTTGAAAAGCTAATAGACGACCTCGATTAACTTAATACATCAAAAAATCAGCACTTTGAGAAATCAGAGTGCTTTTTTATTGTATTTAAACCCGTCGATTTTGACCGGTTTAGAAAGGTGGTGACAGAATGAAAATCAGAGTAACAACAGCATTTAATGACAGGCAGAACGGTTATGTAACCCGTCCTGTAAATGAAGTCTTTGAATGTTCTGACGAACGAGCCAAACAGCTCATTGACGGCGGCTTTGCAGTTGAGGTTAAACCAAACGCTACGGAAAATAAACCAAACGCTCCTAAAAAGCCGAGAACAAAGAAAACAGAATCAGCAGATTAAGCACTTTACGAATATGTAAGGTGCTTTTTTATTGTCCGAAGACATTAAACTACGGGAGACACCGTGCAAAACTGAAACAGAGAGACACTCTATAAACTGATTACGGGAGACACCCGAAAAACTGAAAGGATATGAAAAAATGGCAGAACCAAATCCAACACCAACCCCCAATGAACCGACACCTGCACCGCAGGGAACTCCACAGGGAAACGCTCCTGTCTTTGATTATGACAAGCTCGCAAGCCTTATTACAGGCAAACAGAGCGTGACAGAGGACACCGTTTTGAAGTCATATTTTAAGGAGCAGGGATTGTCAGCCGATGAGATGAAAGAGGCTATCGGTGCTTTTAAAAAGCAGAAAGCCAAGAACACTCCCGACTTTGCAAAAATGCAGTCGGAAGTTGAATCTGCAAACAACGCAAAACTTATGGCAGAAGTCAACCAGTCGGCAACCCTCGAAGCCGTAAAACAGGGCGTTGACATTGCAACCGTTCCGTATGTGCTTAAAATTGCAGACTTTTCAAAGGCTGTGACAGACGGCAAGGTCAATGCGGAAAAGCTGACAGAGGCTGTTAAAAAGGTGCTTGATGATATCCCCGCACTCAAGGGCAAACCTGCCGAGAACGGCACAGGAGTTAAGAAAATCGGCGGTGACGGCAACGGTACATCGGACGGTACAAAACCAAAGGCAAATGTTCCTACCAAAAAATGGAACAGATTTAATATTTAACCAAAGAAAGGATTGAAAAATCATGGCAAACACAAATAACTATGCCGAGCAGTTCAGCCCTGATCTGCTCGAAATTCTTGTTCAGGGCACACTTACATCACCGTTCATCACTTCAAATGTAAAGTGGGTTGGTGCAAGAACATTCCACTTCACACAGATGAGTACATCAGGCTTTAAGAACCACAATCGCAACGGCGGTTGGAACAAGGGCAAGTATGTTCAGACCGATGTTCCGTTCACCTGCGAACACGACCGTGATATTGAGTTCCTCGTTGACAAGGCAGATGTTGATGAAACAAATTCGACTGCAAGCGTTGAGAACATTTCAAAGACATTTGAACAGACACAGGTTGCTCCCGAAACAGACGCACTTTTCTTCTCAAAGGTTGCAGCAAAGGCTCAGGCAACAGACGGCTACCATTCATCAACAAAGGCGTCAGAATGGACTAAGGAGAACGCTTATTCAAAGCTCAAAACAATTCTCTCTGCCGGCAAGCTCCGCAGATACAAGGCAAGAGGCACACTTGTTGCCTATGTGATATCTCACATTATGGACTGCCTTGAACAGTCAACAGAGTTCACTCGTAAGATTGAGCTTACACAGATTGCAGAGGGAGGTATCGGCATTGAAACAAGAGTGACCGAGATTGACGGTTGCCCTATCATCGAGGTTATTGACGATGAGCGTTTCTATGATAACTTCAACTTTAACCCCGATGACGGCGGTTTTGAGCCTGCAACAGGTGCTCACAAAATCAATGTTCTTGTTGCTTGCGGTGAAACCTGCAAGACTGTTCCGAAGATTTCAAGCATTTACTTCTTTGCTCCCGGCTCACACACAGAGGGTGACGGCTGGCTCTATCAGAACCGTTCGCTTTCCGATACATTCGTATTCCCGAACGGCAAGGACGGCAAAATTGACAGCATTTATGCCGATGTTGACACAACGGCGGTTGCGTAATGTATGCCGATTACATTGAACATCAGGGCGGAGATGAAAACAGCATTATCTCTGCCGAACACATTGATGTTCTGACTTTTAACCGCATTGATTTTGAAAAACTTTCGGAAATGCAGAAGAGAATCATCAGCAAAGTGCATAGCAGACTTACTGCTTTTGAAGAAGAAAATGCCGATATGATTTCTTCCTATCTGAAAAGCTATTCAATCAACGGTACTTCAATGGAGTTCGGCGCAAGTTGGAATTTAATGTGTATCAGCGGTGTGGCAATTCCTGCCGACCTCTATGCGTTGCTAAAATCAACGGGACTTTGTTATCCTGCAATATGAGGTGATATACTTTGAAATTTCCGCCACTTGTAAAAAAGCAGTTCTGCAAAACTCCTGTTGAGGTGACGATATACGGCGAGGGTGTTACCGAGGACGGAGCACCCCTGACCGTGTTTGAATGCAAAAAACTGTATCCCTCCGACAGTCTGTACCCGTCAGTAATCCTGCACGGTGGTAATTCCTTGTGCAATATGCAGTCAAAGGCAAAGACCGTCTATACCAAAGAACAGAAAATTGTTCAGGTGTCGGCTGTTCTGCTCTTTGACGGCGATATTGCCCCCGACAGCCCCACTTTAAGCGGTGGCTTTGTAATCTTTGACGGTGTAAAACGAAGTATCGTACAGGGTACAAAACACCGCAACCCTGACGGTACAGTTAATTTTACGGAATTGGATGTGATTTAATGGGATTTTCGGTATCATCAAAAATCAATCTCAACATGCCTGTTGTAAAACAGCTTGATAAGGCAAAGCAACAGGCTCTTGAACAGACAGGTGACGCACTTCTTACACAGGTGAAAAACACGCAGGTAATGCCGTTTGATACGGGTAACCTTCAGAACGAAAATACCTTTGTCGATTACGCTCAGATCCGGAACGGCACGGTGAAAATCGTGTCAAGCACTCCGTATGCAAGAAGGTTGTATTTTCACCCCGAATATAATTTCAGCCGTGATGAAAACATTGCCGCAGGCGGTAAGTGGCTTACACCGTGGCTTGAGGGCGGTACAAGACAGAATTTTTGCAGTCGGGCATTTGCAAGATTATACAGAAAGGAAGCAGGACTTTGATTTACTTATCGGACATCAGAGATTGGCTCAAAAGCGTTACCTCAGCCGAGCATTACTACATCGGTAAACTCGACAATAAGCAGGATAAGTCAATAGGTGTGTATTCATTAAAACAGTCGGGAACACCCACAAGGGCAATCGGCGGTGAAAGCACCTACGATACAATAAGCATGTCTTTGCTTATCCATTACACCGACAACGCAAGAGAAACCGAGGAGTTTGCACGCAGGCTTTATGAAACGCTTTACGGCATTAAAAATGTTGAAATTAAGGAACACAAAATCTATATAATCGAACTGCTCACGGAAGAACCCATTGATGTGGGAACAGACGATAAGGGAGTGTATGAGCAGGTCATTGAAGTTAAATTCTATTACGAAAGGAAGTAAAATTATGGCAAAAGTAGAGTCGGGAGTATTCCCATGCTATGAAAATCAGTTTGCAGTCGGCAAGGCAGGCACGGAAACAGCCACAACCAATATTGCAAACTGCGAGGAATTTTCCGTTGCATTTGACAACGGTGTAGAGGAATGGACAGCCTTTGAAAACGAGGGTTGGAAGTCAAGACTTATGACAGCCAAGTCAATTACAATCTCCGTTAAGGGCAAGCGTACAATCGGCGATGACGGCAACGATACAATTGCAGGTCTGTCATTCAAGAACGGCAGAGCTGTGGAACTTCCGTTTATGTGGACTTTCCCGGACGGCTCAACTGTCCTCTTTAAAAATGCAGTTGTATCCGTTACATCAAACGGTGCAGGCGCAAGTACGGGTGTTGCTCCGCTTGAATTTGAAGTTATGTCAAACGGCAAACCTGTATATACAGCAGCCGTTTAAAAAGCGAAAGGAATGAACGATTATGTCAAAGCTAATTGATATTACAGACAAACTTAATTTTGAGGAAAAGCCGATTGTAAAGGTAAAGGACACGGAACTTGTTATTAACAATGACGCAGTTTCAATGCTCAAAGTTGCGGCACTTTTTGAGGACGGCAACGGCAAGAACAAAGATGTTATCAAAATGTATCATCTTCTTTTTGATGAATCCGAGAGAGAAAAGATTGAAAAGTTACAGCTGAATATTCATGATTTCAGCACCCTTATCAGCGAATCTGCCAAAATTGTACAGGGCGATTTGACTGACGAGGGGGAAGTTCAGACCCCGGCTACGACCTGATTGATGACTTTGATTTAATCGTGTCGAGCTTTCGCTCGGAGTACGGGGTCAGCATTTATTCAAAGGATTTTGCAAAAATGAGTTGGAATGAGTTCTGCTCACTTCTGCAAGGCTTAGGACCCGAAACACCTCTTGCGAGAACGGCTCAAATTCGTCTTGAAACCGACAAAGAGGTTTTGAAGAACTTTACATCTTCACAACACAAAATCCGTAACAAGTGGCGCTCAAGGAATGTTAAGCACTATTCATACGAAGATATGAACACCGTTCTTGCAGAATTTCAAAACTTCTTCGCTAATCTGTAAATTTGTACATAATTTTCGCTGTATCTACAAAATTCTTGACAATGCTTATATATAGTGATAAAATGTAACATACACTAACAAATTTATTAAGGAGAGTGTATGTTTATGAAATGTCCACATTGCGGAAACGAATTAAAGGACGATGCAAAATTTTGCGACAAGTGCGGTGCAGGCTTTGGCGGAAACGATTCAACCTCGGCAACCGTAAATCCTGCAAATGCAAAGAAGAAAATTTACAAGCGTTGGTATTTTTGGGTTATTATCGTTGTTGCTATTATGATTGTTGGCGGTGTAAACGGTGCAATTAACGGTAACATCAGCTCAAACAAATCAAAGCAGGAAACTACTGTTGCAAATCAGAGTTCAGAAAAAGCAACTGAAAAAGCGACAGAAGCACCGACCACAAAAGAAGTTGCAACAGAAAAGCCTACTAAAGACCCGAAGAAGGTTGAAAAAGAATTTAAAGACGGTTGCAAAACAATCGACTTTAAAACTCTTTCAAGAAACCCTGACAAGTACAAAGGTAATGACTACAAGTTTGAAGGTCAGATTATTCAGGTTCAGGAAGGCTGGGGCGATTCGGTTGACCTGAGAATCAATATAACCAAAGAAGAAAACGAGTATCTTGATGAACCGTTGTGGACAGATACAATTTATGCAACGGTTGAAATCCCCGACGGTGAGGACAAACTCCTTGAAGATGATGTAATCACATTCTGGGGAACTTGTGACGGCGACTATACATATGAAACCGTAATGGGCAACAATGTGTCACTTCCGAAAATCGACATCAAATACTACGAACTCAACAAATAAAACAAAAAGCCACTCCAAACGGGGTGGCTGTTCTTTTGCAAAATTTTATTAGCGTACATCATAACGGTGTGCGCTGTTTTTATGCCAGTTTTTAAAGAATCTAAAATGAAAGGAAGTGGTGAATATGGCGACAAAGGCGGGTGAAATTGAGCTTGATGTCAGGCTTACGGGTGATGATATTTCCAAAACATTGCATAAGATTTCCGATTCAATTACAAAAAAGTTTGATTCGGCATTTTCAAGTCTTTCAAAAGATTTTGAAAATGTAAGCACGGATATGAAACAGTCCTTTTCAAAGGTTGCGGAGGGCGTTTCTCAGAAAACCGAGAAAGAGTTTTCAAACATCAAAGGCAGCGGTGAGCAGTTAAGCAATTCGGTTTCATCTTCGTTTAAGAAAATCGGTACAGCTGTGGTTGCCGCCTTTTCCGTTGCCAAAATCAAGGAGTTCGGTCAGCAGTGCATTGAATCGGCTGCAGAAGTCAATGCGGCAAATTCACAGTTTGAGCAGACATTCGGCACAATGCAGTCACAGGCAGAATCAGCCATTCAGAGCGTTGCCAACCAAAGCGGTATTCTTGAAACCCGATTGCAGGGCGTCGGCACAAGTATTTATGCCTTTGCAAAAACCACAGGTATGGACAGTTCAAGTGCATTAAGTATGATGCAGGACGCATTGCAGGTAACAGCCGACAGTGCCGCATATTACGACCGTTCGCTTGAAGACACCGCAGAAAGCCTGAAATCGTTCTTGAAAGGCAACTTTGAAAATGATGCCGCACTCGGTTTGTCCTGTACTGAAACCACACGAAATGCGGCGGCTAATAAGCTGTATGGCAAGTCGTTTACGGATTTGTCGGAATCACAGAAACAGCTCACGCTTTTACAAATGGTCAAGGACGCTAATCAGCTTTCGGGTGCTATGGGACAGGCAAGCCGTGAAGCAGACGGTTGGGAGAATGTAACGGGCAACCTTAGAGAAAGTTGGAAACAGCTCCTTGCCGTAGTCGGTCAGCCTATTCTTCAGGTGGCAACTCAGGTTGTAAAGCGGTTGAGTTCCGCACTTGCAACTTTAACGGAATATGCCAAAGGTGCGGTTGAATCGCTTTCAAAGGTCTTCGGCTGGGATACAGGCAACAACACCGCAAGCAATATCAAATCTGCGTCCGATTCTGCCAAAAGCCTTACGGATACGGCAGATGACAGTTCAAAGTCACTTGATAATGTTCAGAAAAGTTCTGAAAAGGCAAAGAGAAGTGTAGCGGGCTTTGACAAGCTGAATGTGCTTTCAAGTACCGATAGTTCTTCAAAGTCAGATACATCTTCATCAAAAAGCTCATCGGGCGGTTCATCGGGCGGAGCTGTTGCAAAGAATGTTGTCAAGGACACAAGCAAAAACCTTTCGGGGGCATTCAAAAATCTATACGAAAAAAGCGGATTCAAAGGCTTTGTTGATAATATTCAAAAAGGTATTAACAAGGTTGACTGGTCAGCTATAGGCAAGAACTGCAAGACTGTTTTTGATAATGCTGTTCCCATAGTTCAAAAGGCATTCGGCACAATGCAAAAGGTCGGTTCTGCAAAACTCGGGGCAATCGGTTCTGCATTCGGAGCGGTTGCGACAATCGGCGGAAAGTCGTTTCAGACCATTTCAGGCGGTGTTGCTAAGTGGATTTCTAAAGACAGGGAAAAGATTATCGGCTTTATCGACACCATAGGCAACAATCTTACAAACGGCTATAACAACCTTTCAACCTTTTTTGATAATTTCGGTACACTTGCAGGCAATGCAATTGACAATGTCCGCCCTCAAATGGAAGAATCAATTTCCAATCTTTTAAGCGGTCTTACAACCTTTGCGGGCTCAGTCGGCGAAGTTGTTTCGGGTGCGTTTTCAACTGCAACCGAAAGCCTTGTTGAATGGACTGAAAATGACGGCGCTACCATTACGGAGTTTCTCGAAAATATCCAGTTGCAGTTTGCGGATGTATTTAATTTTGTCGGTCAGATTTTCGGCGATATCGGTACAGTAATCAGCGAATGGTGGAACGGCGGCGGACAGGAGATTTTTCAGAATGTCTGCAATATGTTCACAAATATTGGCACAACCTTGATGAATGTTTACAACCAATGGATTAAGCCTGCGTGGGATTTTATCGTAGCAATTGTAAAGTCAGCTTGGGAAAACTGGCTGAAGCCTGTTTTTGAGGGTGCAATAAATTTCTTCGGCAAGGTTGCAGACTGCGTTTCGACCGTGTGGAATAACTTCCTGTCACCGTTTGTAAACTGGCTTGTCAGTTTTTGGGGACCTATATTTCAGAATGTTTTCAATGCCGTAAAAAGAGTGTTTGATAATGTGTTTACATTTATCGGTGGGTTGGTTACCTCTATACAGAAAACATTCGGCGGTCTTCTTGACTTCATTACAGGTGTTTTCTCACTCGATTGGAACAAAGCATGGCAGGGCATCTATGACTTCTTCAAAGGTATTTGGGACGGCATTTTCGCCGTGTTTAAATTTATTGTAAATGCTATCATTGACGGTATTAACGGCTTGTGGACGGGCATTTACAACTTCGTTTCCGGTGTTATCAATGCAATCGGCGGAATTGCAGGGGCAATTGGTTCTGTCATCGGGCAGGATTGGAGCTTTTCAATGCCTGAAAATCCGCCTCTCATTCCGAGACTTGAAGAACCCACAGAATCACCTGCACGAAAATTTGCAAAAGGCGGTATTGTTAAAGCTCCGACACTTGCGGTTGTCGGCGATAACGCAGGCGCTAACAGCGGTAACCCTGAGGTTATTTCCCCTCTTAACAAGTTACAGGGTATGCTCGACAATTCGGGCGGTCAGGATACAGTGATTCTCACACAAATTCTTGACCTGCTTAAACGCATTTATGAAATGTTCATTATCTTCCGCAACAACGGCGGCAACACTTATTCGTTTACTGCCGAGCTTGAGGGTTCAACGCTCTTTGAAGAAATGGTAAGACAGGACGAACTTTACAGACGCAGACACAACGGTAAATCCGCATTTGCATAAAGGAGGTATGATATGTCAAATTACAACGGCTATTTGCTCAAATTCGGCAACAACATAATGCCGAACAAGTATATTACTGCATTTTCATCAACTCCGAATCAGCGACTTGAAACTTCTGCGGAACGAGATCAGAACGGTAACTTACAGAGAGCAACTCTGTCAAATTACAAAACAAAAATTTCGTTTTCAACTCACATTCTTCGTCTTGACGAAAAGATTGATTTTCAGTCGATTATCAACCTCTCTATGACAAATAAGGTGCAGAGAAAGTGCAAGGTAACTTATTGGAATGATGAAACAAACAATTACCACACCTCTGATTTCTACATTCCGGATATCGAATACACCGCCATGGACGCCGAAAAAAGTGATATAACCTATCAGCCGATTACGGTTGAGCTGATTGAGTATTAAGGGGTGATTCTTAAAAATGCTTGTATCTAAAGCGATTGCAGATAAGCTGAAAACAAACACACTCTACAATACTATCACTTTACATTCACCTGACGGCAGTTTTGAGGATATAACAGGTGAAAGTATCGTACTTGACAGCTTTTCGCTTGAAAATGAAATCGTTGAAAAAGAATTAAAATTCGGCGGTTGCATAGCCTCTGAAATGAGCGTTAAACTCATTGATTATGATTGTTCGGCTTTGATAGGAAAGACGGTGCAAGTAATTCTCACGGCAACATATCTTGAAGATGAACTGTATCCGTCAGATGATTTGTATCCGTCAAAAACTCTTATTCTTCCCTCTGAAACAGGAATGGTTGAATGTCCTGTTTTCTACGGCAAAATCCAGTCAGCTCAAAGAGATAAAAAACAGCGTAATATCACCGAAATTACGGCATACGATGCTTTTTATGATATGTCAAAGGTTGATATGTCTTTGTGGTTTGCAGGCAAAGAGAACGAGGACGGCAGTTTTGGTTATGGTTATGCTCATTATGCAAAAAACGAAACTTTTAAGCATTTATACAGCGCCCTTTATGATAAGTGGGAAGATTACGGTGTAAAGAGTGTTTCATACCCGCCATATCTTGATATCTTAAGTTTACCGCTTAATTTTGATGATGATTGCGTTGAAAAGGTTATAAAAGATATTACTTTAACAGACTTGATTCAGGCTTATATGGAATTAACATTGAGCTTTGCGATGATTGAACCTAAAAACGGAAATCTTGAATTTTTGCCTCTCTACGGTAGCAAGTCCGCAGATACTGTTGATTCATACAAGGACCTTTCATTTGAAGATTACGAACTTGCACCTATCCGTATGTACAGTACCAAATTTGCTAACAAGAAAGTGTACAAGAAAGGTAATAGCAATGACTATTCTTGGTACATTTCCGATAACATTCTTATGAGGTGCAGAACAACGGCAGGTGATATTGCTGAAAAGTACAATTTTAAGAATTTGTTTGGTGATAATCACAAATACCGCCCGACAAAAATTAAACTGTTTTCGTATTGGTGGCTTGAGGCAGGAGATAAGTACACGATTCAAACCCCCTTTGCAGATTTGCCGACAATCGAAACATTTGTGTTCAACAAAAAGATGAGCGGATTTACAACCACACTAACATCAAAAGGCGAAAAACGATTAGGAAAGGAAGTAAAAGAGAATGAATAAATACAATAAAATCGTTTTTGTGAATGGCTCTGCTCCTGCACTCAATGCCGACAACCTCAATCATATGGATGAGGGAATAGAGCAGGCAACAGACGGAGTGATTGCTGTTGAGGAAAATCTCAAAACCGCAACGGCAGATTTGACCGCAGTAGAATCAGAGGTCGAAACAGCAAGAGGGGAATATGAATCAGTCGGGGAAAGACTTGACAACCTTATCCCCGACGATGTCGGTGTTATAACAACCGACCATATGCAGGACGGAGCTGTCAAAACTCTTAAAATTGCGGATGCAGCGGTAACGCAGAGCAAGCTCTCTGCTGATCTAAAATCATCAATCAGCAGTCTTGCTCTTAAAGCCGATAAGGCGACAACCCTTGACGGATACGGCATTACAGATGCATACACAAAAACTACGGTCAAGTCATTGCTTGCAGGCAAACTTGACGCAATGTCTTTTGACAGCGAGCCAACGCTCAACAGTCCTTGCTATCTGACAAGCGGAACGGTTTATTCAGCGCTGACAAAGAAGTTTGACAACTCGAACATTGAAACAGGCAAGGGCAATCTCGCTCCTGCACAGGCTATTTATGACGGCTACGAGGGCAGCTTTAATTATTCAAAAATTGGTAAAACCGTGACGGTAGCACTAAACATCACAGCCCTTGTTGCAGGCAAAAACTATGTGCAGTTTGCAGGGTTGCCATACACTGCTCTAACTGCAAGCAGACTGTCAAGCATTGTGGCGTATACAACTGCCAACAAGCTTGTTAATATTCGCCTTGACGGCTCGTGGCTGTACATAAACAGTCCCGGTACTACATTTGCAGACGGCGAAAAAATCAACGCAATTATTACTTATATTATCGGCTAAGGAGGTAAAAAATCGTGGAATTAAAGGAAAAAATCACTCTTGATATGTTGACAGCTAACAGCGTGTCAGTGCTCAGACAGCAGTTTTTGAATTATAACGGAACTGAAATGCAGGTCGGCGAAAACATTCGCAACGCATATATGAACAGCAAATCGGGCAGAGAACAGCTCAAAACGGTGTTATCAGACGAATACTACAACGCAGTAATGTCAGTTTGGGGAACAGAATCGACAGTCGAAGAGCCGACAGAAAGTGAGGTGTAAACAATGAAAGAAAATATTTTACAGGCTTTATTTGCCACTGTATGCGGTGCAATTGTCGCATATCTTAACATTTTACTTGTGCCGTTTGCGGTGATGATTGCAGTAATGCTCATCGACTATGCAACAGGAATGGCACAGGCATACATCAGCCACACGCTTAACAGCCGTGTCGGGGTAACTGGTATTATCAAAAAGGTAGGCTATATCGTAGCCGTAGCAGTCGGCATTGTTGCCGATTATCTCATCAGCTCGGCACTTGTCAACTGCGGAATTGACCTGCAGATTAACTACTGTATCGGCATGATTGTTACGATTTGGTTTATCATCAACGAGTTGATTTCAATCTTAGAAAACCTCTCGGAAATCGGCATTCCGTTGCCTAAGTTTTTGGTATCAATCGTCAAGAGATTAAAGACAACAGTCGAAGTGAAAACAGATGAAAGCGAGGAATAGTTATGACAAATGCAAATTTTATTAAGTTTGCAATATCTGAGGTAAACAAGTATGTGTTAAATCACTTGGACAAGTCAGATGATACACCTGATTTTGACACTTTTGTAGTGTGGTCATGTAAGACTTTGCAAAACCATAAATGCCTTATCAGCACAACATTACACGACGGGATGTACTACGAATGCACATACAATGGTGATAAAAACGAAATGTATCTTGACGCATACAAAAAGTTTGAAAACAAAAAAATTATTTGCGAAAGCGAGGAATGATTATGAGTAACTCAAAACTTGTAAATTACACTAAATTATCGCCAAACCACAGCGGTAAACGCACACACAGTATTGACCGAATCACTCCGCATTGCGTAGTCGGACAGTGCTCTGTTGAAACTCTCGGAGATATTTTTCAGAATACAGCTTGTGAGGCAAGCTGTAATTACGGTATCGGCTATGACGGCAGAGTGTTGCTCTGTGTAGATGAGGGCAATCGCTCGTGGTGTTCATCAAGCAATGCCAATGACCAGAGGGCGGTAACAATCGAATGTGCAAGCGACACGGTAGCTCCGTACACCATGAACAGCAAGGTTTATAACAAACTCGTTGCACTCTGCGTTGACATCTGCAAGCGTAACGGCAAGACTAAACTGCTTTGGTTCGGTAATGAGGACAAGACACTGAATTATTCGCCAAAATCAGGTGAAATGGTCTTGACTGTACACAGATGGTTTGCAAATAAATCTTGCCCAGGTGACTGGCTCTATAACAGGCTCGGCAATCTTGCAGACGAAGTAACCGCACAGCTCGGCGGTAAAACATCAAATAAGGAGAATGAGGAAATGATTAAATACGGCGCACAAAATCTTGCAACGCTTGCTTTTAAAAAGCAGCTGATTACATTATACAACATGAAAATCATTAAGACTAAAGTTGACAGCACTTCGGGCTTTGGCGACGGTACTTTAAAGGCCGTCAAAGAAGCACAGAGAGCAGGTAAGGTCACGGTTGACGGCATTGTCGGAGAGAAGACAATCAATGCTATCTATCATCTTATCAATGATTGCAATTGGGCGAAAGACAACAAAATCGCCAACGCTAAAAAGGCACTTGGCTGATGTTAAATATTTCGCACCGTTGCAAATTTTATGTGGCGGTGCGGATGCCATAAATAAAGAAATGGGGTGGCGAAA